AACTATAGATATCGTCCCCAGTGTTAATCTCAAAGGGAAGAAACTCTTCATCTAAAAGTTTTAGATTATCTTGTTGAATCTTTTCTCGTACGTTAGTGTCGGTCCATTCTTTGAAGTAAGGCTGCATAGTCATCCAGGCAAAGATAACACAACACATGGCTAAGTCATCATGTGCACCTTCTTCTGCAGCAAAAGAATCACCCGACTCAACAAAGCGATACAACTCATCCAGAATCTCTGCATCACCAAGAATAAGCTTATCTGACTCAACTAATGTCTTAAAGTTAGTACAACCGATACGTTTGACCTGGGCTGTTGTTCTTACGCCCGGGGTAGGTCTGTTTGAGAAACCTCCACTAATGACCTGACCTTGACGGCCTTTCATCTGTGTCATGACCACGTTTTCGTACTCAAGTTCTCTATAGAGAATATCAGCTACTTGCTGACCGTTATCATTTACTTCAATACATGTATAAGCTTCATTATACGACTTGGCAAACTGATGAATAATATTAGGAAAGAGTAATGGAGATATTTCGTTATTTTTATATCGAGCCGCTACCTTGTATGGAAGTTGAGTAACGTTATAAACTACAAATGCTGAGTAGTCACGTCCTACACCTCTTGAAGTATCCGCTACAAGAACATATAAATTATTTTTATTCTCTTCTACTGTAGGGTCTTCGTATACAGCATAGTCGTCTGTGTACTTCATGGGTGCAATGACTGGTAGTTGTAGCAGCTTAGCTGGATTGATTAGCGTACTGTTACTACCAATAAACTCAGTTTCAAACTCTTCTCTGAATTGACGCTCGGAAGTGTTACGAATTGTCTCTTCTTTCCATTTTTCATCACGGCCCGGTACATCCGACCAATGTACTTCAAATGGTACGAATGAATTTTTACCATCTACTGCCTCTGACCACATCTTATAAAACATGTTCAGGCCTTTTGGCGTGCTAGTAATAATTACTTTAGTTGTATTACCAGATGAAATAGTAGGATAAACTGATGCGAAGAAATCACCCTGGAAGTGTGGAGGTACGAATGCAAACTCGTCAAGATAGATTAGATTAAACGAACCACCACGAATAGCTGACGACGAAGTTGCAGCTGCTAGAATCTTGGATCCGTTCTCAAGCTCGACATTAGTCTTGTTCCATTCTACAACACCCTGCTGCATCCACTTGGGTAGGTTCTCATATGCCAACTGAATACGTCCAAGGATTTCACGGGCCTGAGCCAGTTTATGAGCTAGTAGTGCTACTGAATAGTTTTCGTGGAACAGGATATACCAGAGAATAGTAGCAGCGGTAACTGTAGTTTTACCGACCTGTCGGGGAAGTTTACAAATAGAAAATCGATTATTTGTAAACGTATTGATCATATTCTCCTGAAATGGCCAGAGATTGAATGGAACGATACCCTGGTCAACGTTTACAATCTTGACATACTTTTTAACAAAGTATACAATATCAGTAGAACATCTAACGTATTCTTTTACTTGCTGTTTAGTGAAGTTAACAGGTACGTTAGACCTCTTTAACTTTTGGTTTCCCATATAAAAATATTTACTACTCTCATTCATCATCATGCTCCAAAGTCTTGGCGTTCTTCATCATTTTGAGTAAGTCAGTAGTACTACCAACAAAGTAATTATTAATAGATCTATTATCAACCATTTTCTCAGAAGATACTTTGTCTTCTTTGAACTTTAGTTCTGCTAGTTCTTTGTTGGCGTCGACTAGCGTTTTAAGAAAGTTAGCCGCGACTTCATACGCACGGGGATGTTCTGATGCTCTGGCTACATCAAGAAGATCTTCTAGAGATGAAGTACCTCTATAGATTAGATCTCTAATATTAGTTCTGGCATGGTTAACATCATCACTATTGACATCAATAGCGGTCTGTATTTGGTTTTTGATCTCATTAATCGGTTGGAGGTTTAGCGCCTTACCGATAGGATCACTCTCAGGTTCTTCACTCATTAGGGTTCCGAAATGCTAATATTAATACCATAGTCATCTGTTGACTTGATTTGATCAAGATCAATAGAAAGGCTTAAATTAGCTGTTGGCTTTCCTGCACTCGTCAAGGCTGGTCTCACTTCAACTCGTTCAGTTACTGTATCTGCAGAAGATACAGCTGTTACATCACCTACAGCATTTGAGTTTCCACACAAAATATTGTTCGCTGTATTAAAGTGTCCACTAACGTTTGTAATGTATAAGAATGATGAATTTGATATTTGTACTATACCCGATGCTGTTTGTGTAGATCCGTTTGTCTGATATACAAAATCACCGGGTTTAAATTGTGTAATATAATTTGTTATGGATAGGTTTGCAGTTCTAACTTTTTGATTATTGTATAGGTTTACAATAGCTTTTCTAATAATATCAGATCTAGATGTGGGTCCAAATAGATAAGCTTTCATTGTAAATGTAAGCGTATGAACAATGTATCTTCTACTTAGGTCTTCAAAAGACCCTTCATACTTATCTACCATATTGATATTATTCAATACTACAGGTACGTCTACTTTTAGATCTATGTCTGATAGAATGTTTAGTGTAGCCGTCCACTCAGGAGTAAAGTATGGTATGATCTGTTCGAAGATCTTAAATCCATCCTCGGCATTTTTGGCATAGATGGATAGAGAAAACTCAATATTTACCGGTACAGGATTATAAACTGATTCTAACTTACCAGTATAATTTGTTGACTGCTTAAAAATCTTACCAGTAGATGGTAGTTTTCTAGAAGGATCATATTTAAAACTTACGATTTCAAACGACATTCTAGGTAATGTTAACGCCACACTCTTGTTTAGAGTAGGGTCTTGTTCTAGTCTAGCAATAAATTTCTGCTTGGGACCGTATGCGATAGGTACTACAAAATCTTGAATAACGTTGCCATTATCATCAGTACGTTCAATTGAAATATCATTGAAGAGAGTACCGAAGTAAACAACATACTTTCTAATTAGACCGTGATAAAAATAACTTGGAACCATTAGATTCGCTCACTAAAAGGATTTTTGTCTGTGAAGTCAATGATACCATCACTCTCGATTTGAAATTGAGTATTTTGCGCGCTTGGATCTTGATCTTCAATGTCGATTCTCTCTAGAATAATATCATCACCACCTTCGGTAGCAATACCTACACTTGATTCAGTTAAAAGTTCGTATACCCCAACGTTATCAAGAGTAAATCTTGTCTCGATATCATCAATAGCCTCAATACCAGTATCAAGTCTCTCAACACTATACTCAAACTTCTCACACTTTAGTTCATAAACATGTCTATTGGATAGTTGATAGAACGGTAAATCGTGATCTACAAATTTAATTTCGTACAGGCCGTCATTGATAGGGAAGTAGATAAGATCACCTTCTAGTGGTCTATTGACTCTCCCTTCATAATCACCTACCTCATCTTCATAACGTCTTCTAGACATTACAAATGTAATCTGTTCTCTAATCTCTACTCCAAACTTTGTAAGAATGTCCTTCTCACCACCAAATCCTTGTATATTCTTAGGATACATTTCAATAAAGTACCCACGTTTAAACGTAGACAATACGTCTTCTTTAAAGATCTGATCTTTATTAAAAAGCGTGCGAGGCATATAGTAAGCATCAATACCATTGATCTTGATAGACTCAATAGTTAGGTCTTCAAGTAATCTTTGTTCTGATACGGCTGCTTTGTTAAAGTAGAACGAAGTTGCCACTATTCTACCCGATCATGTATTCTGGGGGTACTGAATACGCGGTCAACATTTCTGCTTCTAGTTTTTCAATCTCAGCATTAGCTTCGTTATGAATCTTATCACCATTAAAAGTAATACCGCCCATTAACTGAATACCAGAATACTTACTAAGATTAACACCCCATTGACGCTTGATAAGAGCCGTAGCATATCTTAGGAGCCACCTATCTTTCCATACATCAACATACACAGCAGGATCAATGACTTCATAGGCCTCTACAATAAAGTACTTGTTTACATCGATACGATCCCAGTCCATATCTACATGTAATCTATTTCTGGTTCTAGTATATCTGATAGGCTGTTGACCTACTAAGATTTGCTCAAGAAACTGAATATGCTGCATGTTCATATAGAACGGAACCATGGACTGTCTATAGAACTGATAGAGATCGTTAAGAGCAATCTGATAGCGAATATCGAATAGTGACGCGGTAGTAATCAAATCACCAATATTAAAAATACGAACAGCTCCAATAATATTTTCTGGTAGTGTAATGTATTTGTTAGCGGCGTCTTGCTGTGTTACTTGATGTTTATAATAAATCTTTTCTGAGCCATCGAAGTGATAATCCCAGTAGTATGCCAATGCCTCATCGACACGATCTTCAATCTGGTCTGGATCTACGTTGATCTCGATTACAGGCTTACCAAGACGACGTAAGCAATTTTCTATGAAGTCTGTACGAGTTGTTGGATTGGCCATTATACACCTCTTTTTGTATATTTAGGAAGAGGTAAACCTAGCTTACTTACTGATTAAGCTGAGGCATAATCTGCTTACGAATCTCTTCTGTCATAGGTAAACCAACCTTAGTTGGCAGTTCGCCGATACCTGCCATAATAATGTTGATCTGTTCAAGAGTAAGTTCAAGCTTGTAAGTAGCAGTGGTTGCGTTAGTAGTTTCGTTTTCCATTTGCTCTCCATTATGAATTATTAGCCCAAGGTAGCGGCTCTGTTCTTGTAGGGTCTTTAAGCAGACTAATCTGCTTTTCTATATATTGATTAATTCTGTCATCTTCACAAAAAGTGTAATCACCTGTGGTTACTTTAGCCTCAATTTTATTTCTAACCCACCCTATTACTATATCCTCTGTAAGCTGATTAAAAGGTATATAATCCTCAAAAGGTATGTTAACGGCAGAAAACGGTGTTGACCCATCAAAATTAGCTTGGTTGCCATCTACATCAGTACCCGTCTTTCTCCACTTAACAATTACGACCGCATTGGGATGTTCGGGTCCTTCATCTCGTACACTTAGAGACAGTATATTCCAGTTATACGTTATGGACATTATCTATTCTCCATTAAAGTTTTTACCAGACTTTTCAATTCATCAATTTCATTTTGTTGAGATTTAACTGCTTCAATAAGTAATGGTACCATCTTGGTATAATCAACAGTTTTGTATTTGTCACCTTCGGGTGATTCTTGACAGCTTTCTCTTACGATCTCAGGTAGAACTTCTTGAACTTCATTAGATAAAACACCATAATCATACTCACCAGGATGGCCGATAACAGAAGAATCTTTCCATCTGAATCTTACACCGTTTAGTCTCATTACTATATCTACTGGAGAATCAATTTTGGTAATATCTTCTTTTAGCCGCGGGTCTGAATAGGCGGCAACGCTACCAGAAGCAGTCATATCGCCGTTAGTCATATTGACATACCACCGCCAACTACCTGCAGACCAACCACCGATACCAAAATAACCATCATTTCTTAAATGCTGATGCATACCATATGTACCTATACAATGGAATGAGATAGCGGCGACGTTCTCGTCGCCAGTACCACCATTGTTCATAATTTCTACACCGGTATCGTTACCCGTTGAGACAGAGCCAGCATAGGGACCAAAACGAGTATGATCTTTAAGCTGTGATCCTCCGTTCGGATTAACATAATAGGTAGTATCATTAAGATCGTAGAAAATTGGTGCTCGCATATCTGTAACGGCTGTTATAAGACCACCAAAATATGCATCATTACTGGTTAAATTTATTATAAGTGGCCACTGATTATTGACCTGAGACCAGTTCGGTGTATCGTTACCACCTCGTAGTATATAAAGAAGGTTGCCGTTACAATGAATCATTGCACTGTTATGGTCAATGTCGCGGAAAAAGATAGTAGGTGAATCGCCACGCAACACAAACTGGTTAGCCTGCCAATATGAGTTTGCATCTGATGAGAGACGGAAAATAGGCGTTTGGATTATGCCGGTAGCAGTAAAAATACCACCTGTTAGATCAAAAGTAAATGGGTTTGCTTCCCATGCTAAAGTATTGCGGTTAACTCTAGCTATCCTAAGATCGTTATAGCCTACTTCACCACCTACATGAAGCCAAGCATAGC